TTATTCTTTTTTCTTTAGGCATTTAAGTATTTGAACAATTAAGCGGGCACTTTTCATTTTTCTGCCTTCTTCTTGATAGTACTGTTCAAAAAGGGCATAGAAGGAGATATGGATTTTTTCAGGCTCAGGATTAGCATATTCAGATTGTAATTCTAATAATTTTTTAGCGGCGCATTGTTCACACTCACTCGCTGTATCTCGAGTAGGCGTATAACGTTTGCCTAGATAACGAACAGTGATGCGCCACGCCGTCCCCGCGTTTAACTGGCTTTTGCATAATAACACTCCAAATTTCATGGTACTGCAATGGAAATATAAAGCGTTTTTTTAATGCGAATTTTGAATTGACCAATAGACAATAAAAAAACCACCTAATTCTTTCGAATTAAGTGGTTTTTAAATTTTGGAGCGGGAAACGAGACTCGAACTCGCGACCCCAACCTTGGCAAGGTTATAATATTTTAAATAAATCAATTGCTTAAAATTGAGTGGTGGCGCAATGGGGGCAGGGTGATTTTATTGTAATAAAATATTTATTTTATATCATTTTATGAGCAAAATAGATATTAATAATGTTCATTCATTTTAAAAGAAGCAAAAAATTTATGAAAGACGGTTTTAACAAATTAAGAAAGTTATCGGAAAATGCTAAAAAACTTAATGGTGAACAACAAGTTTCTTTAGGTACTTTATTTAATGATGGGTTTCTTCAAACTAATACTGATTTCGAAAATATTGATGAACTATTTGAGAAGGCGGGGTTTAAAGTAGAAACAGAAGAAGATTTTGCGGCTATCCCGCAGGAAGACATTGATACTTTTGTTCGAGAAAACACTAAGTTTGATAGTTTCACAGATATGCAGCAACATGCAGCAACTGAGTATATGCGTAAGCAATTATTCAAAGGATTAAAATAATTAAAGGCGCATATAGCGCCTTTTTTTAATTTTTACGTCTTGCTTGCCTTTGGGCTTTAGCCTTATTTAGATTATCTAAAATCGGCATGACAGTGGCAGGGTTATAAAGATGTTTACCATTAGTACCAAGATTATGAGCCCGTAATTCATCAATAATGGTCTTTCTAGATAAATTATACCGTTCCATTAGCCATGAAGCAGGCACACGGTTCGGTATTTCTTCCGCTTTAATTTCCAAGACTTTACCAATATTTGGTACATCGTCATGTATAAAAATTTGAGGCGGTTTTTCAGATTCAACTACAACAATATATTTTCCCATCTTTATACACCTTATGTTCTAGCAATGTTCTCAGGAGTAATCACAGAGGGTCAGCAATGCGATTACACCTGTAGAACATTGCTAAGAATGTTCAATAGAAATATTTAAAAAGGTATGTCTTCCAAATGCTCTGTTTTAATAACTGGGTCAGGAATATGAAGGGTGCAACTTGATACCAAAACATGAAATTCTTCACCAGGATTAAGTTTCGCCAATCGATGTGCTTCACGTTCAGCACTCGCATAACTTTCATGTTTATAAGTAGGATTGCCGCGGCCCTCGCTCCAAACTAAATAAAATGGTTTCATGACTGTTCAGCTCCTTCTATTAGTTTCTCTTTGGCAAACAAAGCTTCTGCACCATCTTCAGTAAAACCGATATCTATTAAGAAAAAACCATGTGGTGCAATCGGATCCCATTTAGATAAATCCGATGAGTCCATAATTTCCAAAAATTGATCATCAGAAACACTTCCTTCTAAATAAAGTCGAGTAGTGACAATATTGAAGTGCTCCTTTAGTTGATCCCAATCGCCTTGACTTAACCATTCTTGATCAGCATGATTGTCATCTAGATATTTAAGAAATTCAGGATGTACCCAACAGCCCATTTCATCTCTGATAATCTCAGTTGGTTTTAATTGATTAATCATCCCTCTGCTCCCAATTGGCCTTTAACTAATTTATCGATAAATTCAGCCAATTCATTAGCATCAATGATTGGCAAATCTGGATGTGCATCTTCTACAGCGAATGATTTAACAGCTACCCAAGATTGAATTTCATTGATAACTTGTTTCGGTACCGTTTCTAATTTGGCTTTTTCCCAAAGCTCCCATTTTTCTTGCATGTAACTATCAACATATTTCCCAACATAGTGTTGTTCAGACTCGCCAAGTCCATTTGAATCGAATCTTTCAAAAATGCTTTCGCGTTTAGCGCAAGGTCTTTTGCTTAGTTCATATAGCTCAAAATTACTTCTTTCAATTTCTGCGTCTATCATGCTGCCACCTAAATTCTAATAGGCATCAAAATGCCATGAACTTCATCATTTAATTCGACATAGGTTGTTGTGTTTTTCCCAGTTGGATAAAACAATGGGTAAGTAATACCGAGAATTTTTGTTACCTTGATAAATGCTGAGATGTAATTAAGGTCCCATTGCGCAAATTCTTTTGGTGGTTCGGTAGGTTTCTCAATATTGACCTTTTTAATATCTGGGAACTTACCCGGAACTGGTCTAAAAAATTCAAAGCTTTCGTTTTGCCAGTCAATTAACCAAAACTCAGAGTCAATTTGTCGTAATCTCAAAACATCTTCACGAGGCTTATTGCCAAGTTTCTTGATTAATGATTCCACAGTCTCACGTGGGATAATTAGGTCTACATCTGGCACTTCTGGTGCATCACAAATTAATGCAGCATGTCCATTAGTTGCGGCGATCATTCCATCTTTTACAAGTACGCCCATAAGATAAAAACGAACATCTAGTTTTGCTGCAAATTGAAATGCAGCTTTTAAGTGGCTGTACTTAATTGCGAACTCTTGAATAAATTCCATAACAATCTCCAAAAAAGTGACGTCCTTGTCACAAAACTAATTAACCGAATAGTTGACTTTCACGTTCAGAAGCGACGGCATCAATACGTTGACGGTCTTCATCTGATAGTTCGTCAATTGCTGGATTTGCATATTCGGCGTTGATTTCATCTTGATTCTTTGCGTTCTGGATTCGCTGAATCACTGCATCGACAAATGACACATCTTGAACGCCTGCAAACATGTCTTCTTGTGTGAGTACTTCTTTGCGTTGTGCATAGATAGTCAATGTTTCTTGGTGATGTTCAGGTGTCATTTTTGGCTTATTAGCTGTGATGTTTTTATCCACAATCTCTAAATCAGCTACGTTTTGCGCCTCATTGATCTGGTGGATTAGACCGTTTTTAACGCCGTTGCTTTTGATTGGCTCAACCTTTGGAGTTTCATTAGCTTGTTCTTTCTTGGCTAAATCAGCTAAACGTTGTTGTTCAACTTCCACCAAGTAATGACGGTGCGTATCTGTTAAACCGTTTTCTTGTTCGATTTCACGACTAATGTCGGCCAATTCTTTTTCAGTTTTGGCATTGTTCAGCTTGATTAAGTACTTCTTACGAATATCTAGAGATTTAGAAGTGTCAGGCACTTGAACTTCTTCTTGTACTACTGCTGGTTCAGGTTCAAGAGGGGCATCATCAGGCTTTTTTACAGTTTCTTCCGCAACAGTTTTTTCGTTCTTAGACTTCCAGAGCTTAATTAATTCATTACGCTCTTTATCATCCATCACTTCATAAATCTGGCTTTCAATCTCGGCCATTTCATCGGCTGTTTTAGCTTTTAAAATATCGCGCTTGAGCTCAGTAAAATTTGAAGCACTTACAACAACTGTTTCAGGCGTAACATCAATGATGCGCTCTTGTTCTTCCTCTGTTGAGCGAAGACCCATAAGTAACTCAGGTGCATAAACACGGCCGAAGAATGAAGCAGCACGATAGCGGAGCATTTGCTCAGGCATTGTTTGCCATTTACTACCGTTTTTACCGTACCAACCTTCTTTTACAGCCATCTCCATCGTGATTTTTGACGATTCAATACGTTCACCAGTTTCACGCTCAACCGCAAAAGCTACGCAAGACATGTCGCGAATATTAATTTTCTTAACAACATTCTTTTTGCTACGGTTTTCCCAAACTGTTTCTGTATACTCAACTTCTTTTTCGCCTAAATCTTCAAGTTCAAAGCGAAGGGCAGAGAAGCGACCACAGCTATTAATTGCCGCCATAATGAATTGACTAGACCAGCTTGGGCGACCTTCAATTAAGTAAAGGTTCTGCATTACCATTAATGGATCTGCATTTAAGCGAGATGCCATATTCAGAGCGATTACACAGTTCGCTAGGCCGTTAGGGTTCGGCTCTTCACGGTAAGTCATATTGCCGTACTGGTCTTTACCAGTTTTAACTTTAATTGTTTGGCGGTATTGTTCCGGAACTAAAGTAGATGCCGAAAGCATTTTTGCAATGCGTTGCGATAGTTCAAAAGCTTCAAGGTTAAGAAGGCCGATTGATTGTTGAGGCTGAATGTTTGCTACTGTATTCATGATAAATTCCTATTTCTAATTAGTTAAATTCGTTGTTGATTGCCTGATTAAGCATGTATTGCGGCAAAGAAATGTCTTCAAGTTCGGTTGAATAACCTGCCCACTCATTGATGAGCAATGACTCTGCAAGAAGTTCTTTGGCTTTGTTGTAGCGCTGCTCACCAATACTCAAAAACAAGCTAGAAGCGCGGTATTGCTTAACGTTAAAAGGGGCTGTGCTTTCAGCTACCAGAAAGAAAAACTCGGGTTTTTCTTCGGTTTTGTAGTGCTGCTGGAAGCCTTCACGGTACATAGCTGCAGAAATGTCATAGCCAAAATCTGAACATGATCTTGAAAACTTAAATGCACGTGCATCGGTAGACGTTTTTACATCCATGATTAAGCCGTTCGGAAACTCATCACATGGGATAATGTGATAGTCAGGACGTACACGAAGGTTTAAGCCATAGATTGGATCGGTGAAGAAAATACTTGCCTCAGCCATACCAGGATTGTTTTGCATAATTTCGTACGAACTAAGAGAACGTAGGTTTTCTGCAATACGCTTAGCGCCGTCTAGCAAGTCTTGATCGATGATAATTTTCGATCCATGCTCAGCATCAAATTGTTTCCACCATTCAATCTTTTGAAGAGTTTCATCAGATGGCTTTTTAGCATTGAGCATAGTTTCTGTAGGTCTGCGCGGTGCATCCTCAGGTAAAACCACAAACTCATTTTCAAACTGTTTAGGCTCTAAAAATAACGTGTGTGCTAATGTTCCAAAGTCGAGATGTTTCTTAGACTCACGCTCGTTCTCTTTCAAAATATTGTTTGAATAAAAGTGAGCACTTGAGCGCAAAATGTCTTTAAGCTGGCTTGAGCTAAATTCAGGGGATGCGTGGTACTCTTCATTGCTCATGTGCTCAATGAGTGACGTTGTCGGGAGTTCGATTATTGAGTTCATATTATTCGCCCTCAACTTCAACAAACTTGTGGTTGTCATCTAGTTTGTACACCGTGTCAGCTTTTAGACCATCTTCACCGATGTAACCAATAACCGTGCGATAGCGTTCTGCTTTTGAATCCCAATACTGGATGCGGATTTCACCAGATTCGCCTGCAGTTGCGGTACCTTTATAGCCTGCAGTTGCGGTACCCCAGTTGCCTGCAGTTGCGGTACCCCAGTTGCCTGCAGTTGCGGTACCTAAATTCCCAACCAATACAGCTTCGTTGTCACCAACTTCTAAGCTCGCACCAATAACAGCTACGTTTTTCGCACGTGGTTCATTAGCTATTAGATAGTCTGTAGCTGACTTTTTATCACCTACAAAAACAGTCTTAGCAGTAGGGAACTTGCATTTTTCACCAAGCATTACAATGCTTTTTAATTCAACTTCAAGCACCATCCATTTGCTTTCAGCATCAAGATAATTTGAGCAAGAGTGATCACCAGCACCAAACAACCAGCCATGCAAGCCATTGCCACAATCTTTGTTATTAACCCAGTCAGGTGCAGTTGTTATGCCGCCTACATCTGCCCATTGAAAACCATTACGGCTAGTAAGGTCTGATTTGCAAGTTCTTAAAACAAGCGCGATACTTTTTTTAGTTTTAGCCATTATTAATTGCTCCACACGCTTGCTAAAAAGAAAGAAAAGAAGATCCAAACAACAAGTCCACAAGCTAAGAAAGCAAACATCTTTAAAGTGTCTACCAGATGCGCCCAGAAGTGTTCACACCAGTTAAATGCGTAATCACTTGGCTTAGGTTCAGTGTTGCAAGGGGTAGTCGTTTGACTCTGTATAGTTCTTTGTTTCATAATTCGATTGCTCCTAATCGAGTAAAGCGGCTGACCTTCGAACTTCTAGCCGCTTTTTGTTGCTTACGAAGTAAAGCATACTTTACCTTGTAATTGTTGTAAAGCACACTTTACTAATAATTTTAAAGTGAACTTTACTTTGTCGAATTGAAGATAATAAAAAACCCGCTTATGCGGGTTCATTTAGTTAGATTTACTTATTCTATTTCTACAAATCGATCGACGACTTGAAAACCCTTTTTACCTAGATAAATAGCTTTTAGTTTTGATACAACGACATAACTCCAAATATCATGTTTCTGATTGTAAATAGGTAAAATTGCTACAAAATCACCTCTTACTAAATCCGCATTTTCCAATGGGCAAGTGGCTTCAATTTTTCTATTACCATTCTCAAGAAGAACTGAAACATCTACCTCTAAATGAGGATCTGAAAGCCCTTCTAAACCATTATTTCTATATGTGGATTCAACAAATCCAAACAAAATAGAGTTATGTTTTAACTCACATTTAAAAACTGTTCTTATGAAGTTGATTAATTCATTTGCATTTCTGAAAGTTCTTGGTTTACTTCTAATGTCTCGCTTCGCTTGGATTGTTATTTTAAGAATCCAAAGGAGTGCAAATAAAAAAATTACACCAAGCAGAGCCAACACATAAATAATGTATTCCATATTAATACCTTTTATTTATATTTCCTCATATGTAAGACCATTACACCAATGATTGAAATATTATGATTAAGTGATGAAAGTGTTGGGTAGTCAGGATTTAAAGGGACTAATTCAAAGATTTCTCTTCCAAAGTCATCGTATCCAATAACACGATATTTCTTGAATGTTGCTTCATATTCTCCATTCTGCGCAACGACAAAAGAACCTGGTTGAGGCATTAATGCAGTATCAATTGTCAAAAGATCACCAGGTTTAAAATCAGGTAACATACTGTCACCTTGCACTGTAAGACTAAAGACACTTTTTTCTTTTGCAGATTTATATGTTGTATATGTTTCTGCAATTGGATTTACCCCGTCATAACCAACTGAATGAAAAAGACCCGCTTGAACATAGTCAAGCACAGGTATCTTAGTAATTTCATCGTTATTAAAAATCACATTAGCATTTGATTTTTCTTTTAAAAGCATCGGTGCTTTTTCACCAGCAAGCCATTTGTGATTTACACCTAAGAATTCTGCCGCAAGAGTTAAATTACTTCCATCTAACTCCTTAGTGGGCCCATTAAACCACTGACCAACACTTGCCTTACTTACTTTGCAAAATTCAGCCATTTCAGTGTTTTTAAGTTTTTTATTGCGAGTTTGTTCATAGTGCTTTTTCGCCTGAAACATTCGATCCTGAAGAGTAGAAGTAGAAGAATTCATAATTTTTAACCGCGAAATGGTAAAGCTAGCTTAACTTTTTGAAAGTAAAGTTTGCTTGATTTATTTAAGTAAAGTATGCTTTACTCATATTTGTTTAAGTGAGTAACTAGCATGCATGTTGTCATGTTGAAAAAAGATGCTGTTCAGGCATTTAAAAATAATGTTGAGGTTGCTAAAGCAATTGGAATTTCAAAACAGGCAGTCAGCTTGTGGGGTGAAGTTGTACCTGAATTATCAGCACTGAAACTTTTAAAGGTTAAGCCTGAAATCCCACACTTTTTAGAAAACGAAAAAACTGCCTGAGGTGCTCCTATGGTCGAAAAACTCACGGCGAGCATCACGTTTAAATGTACGGATGAAGAAAAGCTCAAGTTAGAGCGTATAGCACGCTCAAGAAAGTTGAATGGTTTATCTGAGCTAATGAGATTGGCTGGCATCGACATAATTCACGAAGTTGAGGAGATGCTTAAAAGTCTACAGGCTGAATTTGATCTGACCACAGATACCGTAGATACAAGAAATACAAGTGATTTTGAATTGATGCCATCGCCGCCAATTCGCAGTAAATCCCAAAAAACAGGCACAAAAAAAGTCCAACTGTTACAGCAGAAGGACATTTTTGCCGTTCACTCAGATTAGTAAACGTAGGTTGGTAACCAATGTTGAATTTAACACGAAATGTGAGGGCTGTGAATAGATGAATACAGCACAAGTCATACCTTTCAAAAAGCCATCACAGCCAAATCAGAAGGCTGGGACCATGTATAGCGATAAGTTTGAAAATGGCTATGTAATGTCTAGCCGTTTATATCGAAAAGAGGTCTGGCCGTTTCTTAGTGATGCGGCTAGAAACGTCTATGCGGAATTAGAAAACCGTATCAATGGACACAATAAAGAATCAGATTTTGTTAGTTACTCTCAATTACAGGGTGGGGAGCTTAAAGGTTCTCGCAAAATGGGGCGTACAACTGTCTCAAATGCACTTCAGGAGCTTATTAAACTAGGTGTGATTTCTGTTCTTGCTGATGGTAAACAAGGTACGAAATCTTACAAGCTAAATGATATCTCATTAATAGATCGGTTCACTAACAAGACTAGTCTCGTAACTGGACTAGTACAACAGCAAGACCAAGATCGGTTCACTAACAAGACCAAAACTAGTCCTGTAAGTGGACTCACAATAGATAATAAGAATTCTTTAGATAATAAAAAAAAGAAATTGCCTGTTGATAACTCTGGAACAGATATTTTTTCGGACTCGATCGAATACCACGTTGAGAATAAAAATCTGTTCAGCCTGAGAGAGCTTTCAAAACAATATTCAGTGCAATCAGATTTCACAGCACAAGCCAAAATTGAAAACTCAGATTTGAGCAATGAACAGATTTTGAATGAGCTTAAAGAATTCGCACAGTGGTCAGTTGCTCAAGAGAAACGCACAGCACAAGCGTGGATGAACAATTGGATTTACCGACTTCAAAAATTAAAAGCGCCTAAGTGCAAATCTAAATCAACAAACACACCTTCAAAACCAAAAGCATTGAGCGACAGCCAGATTGATTACTTCGCATCAAAGCTTTGCAACTTTGACGAATTTGCATCGATGTACGCAAACGTTGGTGAAACTCAAAAATCTTTTGAATCCCGTATCGCTGCAAAACTTCGTGATCCTCAATGCTTACGCCAGTTTGCTTCATATCTTCATGACGTTGGCTTTGTGGGCAATTTGGAGGACTTCGCATGAATGCACCTAAGGGAAGTACTCACATCGAAACCGATGGAACGTTTTGGAGCAATTGGCAGGGCAATTGGTTCTTTTGGCGTAACAAGTTTGGATGGTGTCAGTACGTGGGAAGTGTCAACAAAGCATTTCTGAATAATAAACGTGAAATAGGGGTAAAGGCATGAGATGGAGCGAACAGCAGCTAGAAGCGCACCTAAAAGCCCACAGAAACCGCGCTATTTCTTCCAAGGCGAACCAAAAAGCGGAAAATGATGCAAAGGTACGTCAAAGATTGCAAACGCGCTTAAAACTCAAAACAAAGCAAAATACGACAGGTGAAGAAAACGAAATTTTAAATGCAGAAATTTGGATGATTCCACCGAGTGTTAATCACTACTGGATCGCTAAAGGAAAGAAACGAGCGTTAAGTCAAAAAGCAATGGAGTTTCACAACTACGTTAGAACCATTGTTCCAATGCTCATGACTGATATGCGTTTAAAGCTGGAAGTCACTTTCTATTTTCCAGACCGTAAAACAAGGGATATCGATAACTATTTGAAAGCAACAATCGACAGTTTAGTGAAGTGCCAATTTTGCCTAGACGATGAGCAGTTTGATGTACTGCATGTTAAGCGTGGCGAACTGGTCAAAGGCGGTTTGATCAAAATAATCGTGTGGGAAATTTGAGGGAAATCATATGAGCAGTCTGAGTGATTTGATAGCAGTAACGAACTCTCCTCGCGCACGCGCGCGTTTTATTAACCGTGAGACTAAAAAGAAAACTAAAGAATTCCTGTTAAAACGCCGTGCTTACAAACGCCCAGACTTCAACAGAATGATTTTAGACCTATGCAAATTGGGTTGGACACACGAAACGATTGCACATGTTTTGCCTATCTCTGGCGCTTCTACAGTTTCGGAATGGTCACGCGGTGGAATTCCAAACTATGACAATGGCGATGCGTTCATTGAGTTGTGGCGTACAGAAACAGGATTAGAGCGCTACCCACGTGAAGGTGAGTGGCAGACATACAAATACAAGATCGGTCAGCAAGACTTTTTAGACGAGTTGGACGGCGTGATCGATCAATTGGATAGTGAGATTGGGAAATGAAACCAGAGCAGTTTATTCGTGAGTACGGGTTGGATAAGGCGAGAGATTTATTGGATCAATTGCATAAGCTTGGCTGTCCAGATGATATGAAAATCACTGTAATTAACGGTATGTGGCAACGTACGAGCAATGGGTTCACGTATCCAGAACTCAAGCGTCTGGTGGAGGCGGTTGATTTGGTCGAATCGTGGGGTGGCATTGAAGACCTGAAACTATATGACTTGTCTCATTGCAAAGATAAACCTGAATCTGCTGGGTACAAGTTGCTTAAAGCAATTGCTGATTACGAATCAATATACGGAGGCGGGGATGAGTAAATATCAACAGGAAGTTGCAGTACTTCTTATCGCCAGTGCAATTCTTTATGCGGGATTTAAGACAACGTTTATCGGTGTTGTTTGTTTGATTGGGTATCTAGCGTTTGTGTGGTCGATGTTTAAAGGAGCAAGCCATGAGTGAGTTTAAATCATGCCCTGTTTGCCAAGAAGAGTCTGAGCAGTGTTTAACTTGTGCCTCATATGTTGTGGATGGTGAACGTATTTACTATGAAAAGCTGAAAGATTTTGGCGCAACTCAAGATTATGAATTACGTTTTATACAGCGCATTCAAAAGCATAGAACAACAGCATTTTTTCATAAGGGGAAGTTGTATATACCAAGTCGACAAGGTCGAGCAGTTCCTTTAGCAATTGGCCTGCAATGGGAGGCTTGGCAAGAGCAGCAAGCAAAAGTAGAGGAGCTTAAAGCATCTCATCACGGTGAAGTGATTGGTCATGAAGTTCACTTTAAAAAGATCAAGCAAGAGCGTGACGAGCTGCAAACCTTATACATCCAACAAGGCATAAACATGCTGAAGCTGCAAAAGCGGGTGGATGCGGCACTGAAGAAATTAGACAAAAGACGTGATGAATTGTGGTCAAAGTGGAAAGAGCAAGCAGATATGCAAGATCAGGGAGCGGCTAATGCTTTTGAAGAAGCATATTGGATTTTAGAGCAAGCGATCAAGGGGGAAGGATGAAAGCAATCAAGATCCCATGTGAGCATGACTTGCTGAGTAAAAACGATGCTACATGGGCTAATGCTGTTATGCGCTGTAAGGGTGGAAGCCCTTACTGTGGCGCAGACGGTTATTGCCATGCAGGCGGAACCTGCTTTGCTGACCAAGAGCTAACAAGAGAGCAAGCAATCTTAGAAGTAGATCGCCTAGCTCAAGAATTACATAACTCAAAGATTGAAAACGACAAGTTAAGAAATGCAGCTAGTCAGCTTGTTAATCAACTTGAATTGGCGAAAGAGCAGAACCTAAAGAACGGTAATGATCAGAGAGTATTTGCTTTGAAGTTCTGTATCCATGAAATCAAGAAAGCGATGGGGTGACCAATGACCACATTCAAAGAGGCTCAATTAATCACACAGCAAAGCTAAAGACTCATCACTCAACACTAGCCCTATTCAAAACGAATGGGGCTTTTTTATGGCTAGTACTCGACAAGTAAAGACACCTGGTGCAGCACCAGAACCAACGGTTGACGAAGAAGTTAAAACAACTGAGTCAGAAACTACTGAGCAGCAGCCAGCAGACACAACGCCGGACGATCAATCACAAACTGGTGATGCTGAGTCAGATGCAGATCAAACTGCATTGATCGAAGAGTTACGCAAGCAACTTGAAGCAGCCGAAGCCAATAACCAAGCGCTTAAAGGTCAGTTACGCCGTGCAACTCCTGCAAAAACAACCGACATGGCTAATGCAACCGCAGAAGCTCAGACAGCAGGTACACCTTACTTAAGCCCTAAAGGCTGGACGCGAGGTTAACTATGTGCGGTGGAAAAGTAGTTCGACAAGATCCAGAGGCAGATGCGGCAGCAGCAGCGCAAAAGGCTGTGACTGAAACCAATGCCAAGAAAGCACAGCGCCGCACCCTAAACCAGACTAGCGCCTTAGGTTCAACTTTGACACCTGACAGTGGCGCGGCAACTAAAACTAAATTAGGCGGTGGCTAATGGATAACGGCGCTCAAAAGTTTTGTCGTCGCTTAGGTCAGTTAAGACTTGAGCGCGCTATTCATGAATCACATTGGTCTGAATGCTACAAGTTCGGAGCGCCTGAACGTCAGCAAAACTTTAGTTCTACAGCAGATAATAAAGGGCAACGCGAGAATGATCGTGCTGACCTTTACGACTCTACGGCGGCCGATTCTGTTCAAGTATTAACTTCAATGATCATGAGCGGGGTTACACCTGCAAACTCTATTTGGTTTAAAGCACAGCCGGATGGCATTGATAACCTTGCAGAGCTAACAGAAGGTGAACGTTGGCTTGAAGATGTATGTCAATTCATTTGGCGCAATATTCATGCTGCTAATTTTGATAGCGAAAGCTTTGAAACGGTCACAGATATCGTTACGGCTGGATGGGGTGTTCTTTACACTGACATCGATCGCGAAGCGGGCGGCGGTTATGTTTTTGAATCATGGCACATTGGCAACTGTTTCATTGCTTCAACCCGCGCAGATGGTCAGATCGATACGATTTACCGCGAACATGAGATGACAGCAGAGGCGATGATTAACACCTATGGTGAAGAGAATTGTCACTTTCAAGTCGTACAAATGGCAACAACGGCGCCTGACACACGTTATAAGCTTTTGCATGTGATTGAGCCACGCAAACAGAAAGGCTCAGGACAGCTCAATAAAGCAATGCCTTTTGCGTCTTATCACATCGATATAGCAAATAGCCAGATCATGAAAGAGTCAGGCTATCACGAGTTTCCTTGTGCAATCCCACGCTTACGCCGTTTGCCAAACTCAAACTATGGCAATGGTCAAATGACGATTGCATTACCTGACGCGAAGATGGCTAACGAGCTTATGAAAAATACAGTTCGTGCAGCAGACTTACAAATCGGTGGTATGTGGATTGCAGAAGATGACGGCGTATTAAACCCACATACCGTACGTATCGGGCCGCGCAAAGTCATCATTGCCAATAGTGTCGATTCAATGAAGCGTCTAGATGACGGCACTAACTTTCAAATCTCTGAATATCTGCTAACCAATTTGCAAGGCGGCATACGCAAAAAGCTTATGGCTGATCAATTGCCACCAGTTGGTACACAGCAGATGACAGCCACAGAGATTCATACTCGTGTTGAACTTATTCGTCAAATGCTTGGGCCAATGTATGGCCGTCTTCAAACTGAATATCTCATTTCAATTCTTGATCGATGCTTTGGGCTTGCGTTGCGCTCTGGTGCTTTAGGTCAACCACCGCAAGAGCTTTTAGGCCGTAATTTGTCATTCAAATTTGTATCGCCTTTTGCACTAGCTCAACGCATGGCTGAGGTAATCGCAACCGAACAGTTTGTGGCAAGCGTAGGTCAGATGGCAGCAGTAGAGCCAACAATTTTGGACAACATCGATTTTGATGCTGTGGCGGTAGTTGCAGGCACAGGTCGAGGAGTTCCACAAACAATCATGCGTACTGCAGATGAAGTGAAAAATCTTCGTGAAGCACGACAAAAGGCTAAAGAAGAACAGGCAGCGCAACAGCAGCAAGCCGCAATTATGGAAAAAGGTGCCGATGCTCTAGCTAAGAACATGGGCGGGACATTAGGAACAGAGGTGATGCAATGATCATTGTTATAGCGATTTTATCTATTTTGCTGTTTGTAGCGTGTGTTGCGTTGTTTGTGCAGCGCCGTGGGATAGTCATTCTTGAAGAAAAGTACTGGGATGAAAACCGACTTCATTTGGATACTAAAAACAAGCTTGAAAGTAAGTATCACGCCGCATTAGATGAAATTTCCAAACTGGAAGCACAAAGATTTGAGCAGTGGGAACGTGCAGAAGTTTTAGAGCAAAAAAATATTGACCTAAAGCATGAACTTTCTGAGCGCCCATTACCTAAGGCTGATCTGGAGCAACCAGAAGAACAGGGCAACTTTGTACGCCTTAAACGCTTAAAACGTGCAACCCCTGAAACCTACCGAAATGTATTTGATTTGGATATTAACGGACAGCGTGTACTTGAGCACTTAACCACAGTTTTCTGCAAAGACGCATTTGTTTCAAACGACAAAGGTGGAGAGCGTGAAACCTGCTACAGGCTTGGCGCTCAAGGTGTTATCAACTTCATCGTAAACAACATTAATCAAGCAAACGATCCGAACTATAAGGAACAAGACAATGACTGATCAAAACATTCAGCAAGAAAACAACCAAGAGCAAACACAGGTCCAAACTTCTGCGTTAGGTGGTAGTCAAGAGCCTATTACTCAAGAAGGTGGAGATCAGGGCAGTCAAGGTGGTCAAGAGCAGCAACAGCAAGCATCTGTAGTTCCTGAATCAATCGATGATTATAAAGTCGATATCGAAGGCTTTGACTATGAAGAGTTCAAGGCTATTCCTGAAAACCAAGAGTTTTTAGAGCGTGCTCGTGCTGCCGGCTTTGATGGTGAAAAGTTAAGTTTCTTGCTTGGCGAATACAACCAGTTATTGCCGAAACTTATGCAGCAAACAGCGGCACTTGATGCTGAGGGATGCGTACAGGCTATGACAGAAGTCTGGAAGGGTGATACAGATAAAAACTTTGGCTTTGCTCAAGCCGCAGCACAAAACGCAATTCAGAACGGAATTTTAACGCCTGAAGAAGTGAATAGTCCTGAGTTTGGAAACAACCCGCTCGTTTTAAAAATGGCCGCTTATTTTGGTCAGCAACTTCAAGAAGATACACCGCCTTCAAACACACAGCAAAGCAGTGGTGAAAACATTCAATCATTGATGCGTTCAGAAGCTTACTTGGATGAGAAACACCCCGACCATGCGCGGGTATATGCAGAAGTCCAGAAGTGGCACGAAAAGCAATACAAATAATTGGAGCAGTTAGCTATGGCTATAGTTAATGAAAATAAGATCACAGCGGCGTTTGTAATTCAGTATGCAGACACATACGAAGTTGCAGCGATGCAAAACGAATCACGGTTGCTTAAAACAGCCGTGAATCGTGGGAAAATTCAGGGTGAATCGTTCACCATTAACGATATGGGCCAAGTAGAAATGCAGGCTTCAGGTAATCGTTTTGGTGATACTTCTTGGACTATTCCTGACACTGGTGTCCGTACAGCACTTATGGGCGATTATGATTTATTTATCCCGATTGAAGCGCGTGACTTGCCAAAGTTGAAAGCGAATCCATCAGATAAGTACATGAAAAACCTGATTAGTGCTCGTAACCGTAAAATTGATGACATCATCTATCAAGCTTTGGTAGGCAACGTTTCTCGTACTACGGTTAATGATGCTGGTGTTAAGTCTACAACTAACGTAGCTGTTCCAAATGGTCAGATTGTCCTTTCAAGTTTTGGGACATTGAAACAGCAAATCATCAAAGCTAAATCAATTTTCCGTGCTAATGAGTGTGATGAGCACAACGGGGAAACCGTAAATATGCTTTATACATCTGCGATGTTGGAAGATATTTTAGGTGATACAACTCTTACAAGTGCCGACTTCATGGCAGTAAAAATGCTGCAAGAAGGTAATGTTTCAGGTAAGTGGTTAGGTGTGAACTGGATCCCTTACGAGAAATTAAACAACGGTGCTGGTGGTGCTACAGAACGCCGTGCTGCAATGTATACAAGCTCTGCTGTACATTTCGGTGATGCAGATATCACAGGCTTTGACATCTCTAAACGTCCAGATAAAAAGAACATCTCACAGGTTGGTGGTGTTCACTCAATGGGTGCTGGTCGTGCAAGCGAACAGAAAGTCGTGTTGATTGATTACCTCGTTTAATCCTTATTCCCATCACCTTCGGGTGATGGGTTTTTTATTATCAAAATATAGGTGAACACCATGCCAAATGAAAAAGACACTGAAAAATATTGTTCTGATGAACGCCCTTGCATTAACTGCTTTTCGGATCAGTACTCAATGGAACCTCAAGAGTGTTTAAATAAGCCAATGCCAACAGGTTGTGAAGAAACTCAAACTGAAAAAAGTGCAAGTGTTAATTCATACGATGAATATTATCCGCGAATTATGCAGGGTGAATTTCTATTAAAAGTTGCTGAAAGTTCGGCTTCAAAAGAAGTAATTACCTTGGCTGAAACTAAATTAAAAGAGCTTTTAGGCCAATTCTAACACACAATAAAGCCTACCTAAAACCCGCTCAAGATAATCAAAATTGAGTGGGTTTTTTATTATGGCTTCTACAAATGTATCCGTCTGCAATCAAGCACTGAGCATGATTGGGGCAAAATCAATCATTTCTTTTGATGAGAATACAGAGAACGCACGGCGTTGTGCTTCTTTATACGATGCTACACGTAAAGCATTGCTACGCATGCATCCGTGGTCATTTGCTAAGCGCCGTGTACAGCTAGCGCCTATCTCAACTTATCCCTCATTTGGCTATCAAAATGCCTTTCCTTTGCCTAAAGACTTTTTGCGTGTATATGACGCCGCTCAGTTTGAATATGAGATTGAAGGGCGGCATATTCTAGCTAACACCAATGTGATTAATCTTGTCTACATTGCCGATGAACAAAATGAAGACATGTGGGATTCATTGTTTAGTGAATGCATGGCGCTCTATTTGGTTACTAAGCTTGCTAAGCCAATAACAGGTAGTAGTGCCGAAGGTGATAGTGCATGGCAAAAGCTCCAAAACATGCTTAAGCAGGCGCGAGCTATCAATGGTCAGGAACGCCCAGCACAAGACTTTGCAGCTGACTATTCCCCTCAATTGATGGGAGTGCGCTACTAATGAAGCAATATGTCATCAAAAATAATTTCAGTGCGGGCGAGCTTGCGCCAACTTTATACACTCGCACAGACATTCAGCAGTATGGAAATGGAGCAAAAAAATTACTTAATGTAATTCCACTGGTTGAAGGCGGGATCAGAAAAAGACCAGGCACGTTTTTTATTGATACCAGTGCTAATGCAGTACGCTTAATCCCTTTTGTTGTTAATTCAGACAAAGCATTTATGCTTATTTTGAAACCGCAATCTATCCAGATATTTAACCCAAGAACTAAAACAATCATAGCTACAGTAACAACACCTTATACGGCTGAACAAATACCCGAATTGCAGTTTGTGCAGTACCGTTATGAGATGTTTTTTACCCACAATAATGTGCCTGTTCAGCGTTTCCGTTGTTCTACAGATTTTAGTAATTGGGAGTTTAGTGAGTTTATTTATACCAATGCACCTACAGACTCAGAAAGCGCTAGAAGCCCTTTTAGAAAGGGGACTCCATCAGGTATTGAGGTTGGGTCGTTTGTATCCTTTACGCTTGATGGTATCAACGCTTGGGTTTCTACAACGACGTACCTTGTAGGAGACGTAATTAGTTATGGTGGAAAACTCTATCAGTCACTTAAGGATGGTGAAGGGCATCAACCTGATATTTCCCCTACATATTGGGTACTGATTCCTGTTGATTCAAGTGGATTTAAGTCCAGTGATGTAGGAAGTTTTATTGATGTAAACGGCGGTATTATTAAAATTACGCAGTTTATTAGCGCTGTTCAGGTAAATGGCGAAGTACTTGTTAAATTAGAATCCGATATCAAAGCCATTGAGCGCGCTTGGACCATTCTGCCACCAGCATTTAATAGTACAGATGGTTACCCACGTTGCTGCATGTACTTCAAACAACGTTTAGTCCTAGCTAATACCAAAAAAGCGCCTAATAAAATTTGGTTTAGCGCCGTTGGTGGGAATGCAAACTTTCTTGAAACGACCGATGATGGTGATGCGTTTAGCGTTGTATCTGCTTCAGGTCTTGCAAATAGTATTTTATTCCTTGAGGCACAGCGTGGTGTAGTTTGCTTAACTTCTGGTGGTGAATACTTAGTTAGTAGTGATGGTGCACTAACGCCAACTACAGTAAACATCAATGAAAACTCTGCCATTGGTTCATATCCATTAACTCGACCTTGTCGTGTGGGTAATGAAATCCTATTCATTCAGCGTGGTGGCAGACGTTTACGCGCGCTTTCATATCGATATGAAGTTGATGGACTTGTAGCCCCTGAAATTAGTGCACTGTCTTCCATATTGGAGAGTCGCATAGTGGTATCAGTGAAGTCTGCTATCAACAAGAACCTGAAAGTATTGTTTGGTGTGTCTTAGGTGATGGCAAGGTAGCTTCAATTACTTTTAACCGTGATCAAGAGGTTATTGCTTGGTCAAATCAAGACTTTGGCGGTGTTGTAAAAAGCATGTGTTCAGTGCCAACAGGTCTTGGATCTGATCTCTGCTTTATGTTGATCAATCGGAATGGTACCAACTGTTTAGAACAAGTTTCATTTGATGCTTATTTGGATTCCCAACGCACAGCAACCATTGTAGATGATACTCTAAACAAGTCTTCTTTCTCATATCTACATGATCTAGCTGTAAATCAAATAGATGGTGAATCAATTTTCTATGTTGGTTTTACTGAAACAAATACAGAACTTAACTTCCAAGGCATGTCAGGCGAAACAATTAATTATGGACAGACAATTCATAGCGAAGCTGTTTTATTCCCGCCCGAACTAAGCCAAAACCCTTCATCAACTTTATTGTTTAAAGCAAAAGTTGATCGCATAGCTTTCTTCTTTAATAAAACTCTAGCCCCTGAAATTAATGGAGAGCTTTTAGAGCTGTTTGAATTTGATGAGACACCAATGGACTCACAAGCTCCTCGCACTGGTTACCACTTAATTGAGGGTGGTAACTGGTCTGATCTTCATGCGGTGCCAATTGTAATAACACACAACAAACCTTTGCCTTTTCACTTGCAAGCTATAGCCATGCAACTATCGATCAATGAGAGATAACCATGAGAATACGCCTTGCAACACTTCACGATATACCAATGCTGGTGCATATAGGTGGTGCTTTCGTTAGTGAATCACCTGTATTTAAAAACCGTGGGTATTTACCTGATAAAGCAGCTAAGCACTTTAAATGGTTGCTTGATGGCAATGGCGTAATTTTTCTGGCCATTGATAAAGGTCAGATCGTCGGCGGCTTTGCTGGTGGTATCTCAACAGATTGGTATTCAGATCATAAGCTTGCTTATGACCACGTTATGTATGTGAAGCCAGACAAGCGAAGTGATGGCATTGCTAAAGCGTTAGTCCAAGCCTTCATAGGTTGGGCTGTTGGTATGGGTGCTAACAATATCTGTTGTGGCACTTCAACCATGGTGAACACTCAAAATTGCATTGAACTCTATACGTCATTGGGCTTTCAGCTTTCAGGCGCAGTTTTAGAAATGAAGGTGTGATCATGGATAACGAAGCTTTACAAATTGAAAAAGTGGAAACCTTAAAACGTATTTTAAGTAATCCTGATCGCCGCACCTATCTTGAAGTAGTGAAGCGTATTCAAGAGCAAATACTAGATGGAATTGCCACTGATGAACTTGAAGAGTGTGAGCCACCAGTAATTCATCATTTTGCACCTGATATTTATATGCGCCAGATGGATGCATCCGAAGGCACTTTAGTTATTAGTCGAATGCATAGCACAGAGCACTTCAATATTTTATTGAAAGGCGCTGTCTCATTAATCACAGAAGATGGAATTAAAACGCTACATGCGCCGTTAATTATGAAGTCATTACCCGGTACAAAGCGTATCGGATATTTTCATGAAGATAGTTCTTGGCTGACTATCCATCCAACACAAGAAACTGATGTTGCAAAGCTTGAGGAGGATTTAACGATTCCTGAAAGTGAAATAGACAACTTTCTGAAAAGCATTGGTTTTCAAGATAAGGAGTTTATCGCATGAGTATGGCATATGTTGCAGTTGGTGCAGCCGTATTAAGTGCGGCAATTTCAGGATATTCAGCATATTCAAATAACAAAACCCAACAAGAGCAGGCACAAGCCGATGCAGATGCTGCAAAAGCAAGTGGACGTTTAGAAGCTGAACGTATCAGAAAGCAAAAAAATAAAATTCAATCTGCTGCACGTGCCCAAGCTGCAGAAAACGGTTTAAGTGTTAACGAGGGTACAGCGGTAACGATTAATGACAAGATCGAGCAGGATGCACAATATGACGCAGCACTGTCTGAAATCTCTGGCTATAACACGTCTCAGCGCTTAAAGGCTGAAGCTAGTATTTATAAAAGTAATGCAAATACAGCGGCAGCTACAGGTGTATTAAACACTGTCTCATCTGGTGCAAGTGCTTTGTATAAACGTGGTGCTGGTAGTGATTCTAAAGGAGGCTGGAAGTAATGGCACGTATTCCTATGGGAAATTTTGGTAATGCTATGCCTCAGGTTGAGCGCATCCAAATGCCACAGAACCAAAGCGGACAGATGATCGCAGGCGCATTACAGAATGTTAGTAATTCAGCAGAGCTTATTTTTCAAAAGCGTGATCATGAGCAACGCCAGCAAGAAATTACCGATAAAAATATTGAGCTTTATAACAACCAAATGTCTGAGAAGGAAGGCAAGTTAAAGCTCGACGAGTCATTAACTACTGATCTTAATGACAAGGTGGTTGATATTAAAAACCGTCTTGTCAAAGGCGAGATCAATGCTAAGCAGGCAGATGAGGAACTTAATACATTCTCTACGGAAAAGTTCACAGAATTACAGCCTAACTTACCGGGCCATGCTCAAGAGGATTTAAAAAAATATTGGGACAGTAATGTCTTGCAGCAACGTACATCTTTCATGCCTCTCCAACTAAAAGCAGATGAGCAAAAAGGCGGTGTGCTTGCTGACCGATATTTCGATGTGGCCACACGCATGAGTCGTGAAGATGGTAAAAAGTATCTTGCTGAAAGCTTAACTGGCTTGCCTTTATCTGAGGCGCAAAAAAGTGAAATGTTCATAAAGTATGAAACTGCACGTGATGTGAATGATATTAATTCACAGATCACTAATGCTATTGCTGGGAATGACATTGAAGCACTGAAAACAACTGCTAGTAGTTTAAAGGACTATAAGTTTATTGACGGCGCAACAGTTCAAAAGTTTCAGACTGAGATTCAAAGCAAGATCACCACATTACAACAACGTCAGCAAGTTAATGAGAATAAACGTATTAACGAAGCTGAAAAGGTAGTTAATGAGTTTATTCAAAGTACTTTAACTGGTCGCCCATTAGATTTGAAATATCAAAATGATGTTGAGCAAGCCGTTAAAGGTACACCTTCAGAAGCTGAATATCAGTTTTATAAAAAACAATCTGCCGATTTTATTAGATTCCAAGCTTTGCCGACTGATAAACAATTAACTGAAATTAACAACCGTAAAGCTAAGATGAAAAATAGCTCGTCGGCTGATCCTGTTGCGGAAAATAAAATCTTAGCAACGTATCAAAATATTTATGCTAACAAGCTCAAAACTGCCAAAGAGAACCCGACACAAGCATTACGCGAAAAAGGGATTCAATTACCAGAAGTAAACCCATTGATGGTTAAAGTGAATCCAAATCAATTTGCTCAAAACATTATTACTATTGGTTCTTATCAAGCTGCTCAGCGTGACAAGGATCCTAACGCAACTATCAAGCCGATTCCAGAAGAAGCACTACCAGCAGCTAAACAAGCATGGGAAGAAGCAAACGTTAATCAAAAACTAGATTTAATCAGCTCCATGATTAGCCAAACCAAAGGCATTAAAAACGGTGCAAAAATTTGGGGTGAGGCGCTAGGTCAGTTGGGCAATGGTGATGCAGCTTATCAAATGGCAGGCTATGCACGTGCTAATAATTTTCGTTCTGATGCTGGTTTAGATGTGGCAACGGCGATTGTTGCAGGCAAACAGGCGCTTAAAAATAAGCAAATGATTCAGCCTAAGGAGGCATTGCTTAAGCAAAAGTTTAATCAATATGTGGGGCAGTCAGTATCAGGTGAAACAGCAAATCTTAACTATGCTGCATTCCAATCTATCTATGCGTACTTAACTGAAGCGCGCGGTCAAACACATAAAGACGATAACGATTATAAAGACGAGATAGGTCGCACAGCTTTAGGTTTGGCAACGGGGGGTGTCTATACTCAAAAAGGTGGTTTTAAGGATTATACAGATCGTGGTATCTCTGACTGGAAAGTGTCTAAGCCTTACGGAATGAAAGATGAAACATTTGAAGCAAAAATCCAAAAGGGTTATGCAGATATTTCAAAGGCAACAGGTATGTCTGTAAATGATCTAGATAACTTCCGTTTAGCATGTTCTCCTACAAAAGCTGCTAATGGGGATTTGATGTATGACCTAATCAATGAGCGTGGTCGTCCATTGGTTGTTAAAGGTCATATATGGCGTATTCGCTTGAATGGGGTAGATAAGTAATGAGTAACTGGTTATCTGATTTATCAAGTGAAGATCAACAAGACTTTGAGAAGCTCAATAGTCAGGGATTGCAGCATCCAGACACACGGCCTAATGAACCGAGTGTATTTGATGGCGCTATCTCATCGCCGTTTCGTGGTATGGCTGTTGGTCTAAACAAAGTTGGTGATGCAATTTCAGCACCAATTGACGCTGTTGTTGACCGTGTAAGTTACAGCCTTAAAGATGTCTCTACAAATGAGTTTATTGAACCATATGCTGAATACAAAGCTAAGCGAGAAAAGGCCCGTGATGACTTAGTATATGGAACCATTGCTGATCTGGAAGATAAAGAAAATACAGGTTTAGTTGGGAATATCGGCGTTGGTTTAGGTGACTACTTATGGCGTGGGGCGTTAGGGGTTGCAACAGGTGGTACTGTGGGCGCTGCCACTTTAACAGGCGGTTCAACTGGTAATTACGTATATACCAATTTAACCCGTAAAGGTGTTGACGAAAGTACAGCTTTAAAAGTTGCTGGTGTAAATGCGGTTGGTGATGCTGTAGGTACAGCTTTGCCTATTAGCTATGGATTTAAAGGTTCTGGTGGCTTGGTTGGTGATGCTGCTCTATCAATTGGTGGAGCTACAGGCTTAAACACTGGTATGCAATATACTAGTGAGCAGATACTCAAATCTGAGGGCTATGATAAACAAGCCAAACAATACGAAGTTACAGGTGAAACTGTAGCAACTGACTTGCTAATCAATGCCTTAATGTTTGGTGGTGCGCGCTATCTAGGTTCTCGTCAAAACAAGTTAGATAGTGAAATTGACACAGAAATAAACCAACTTAATGCAGACGATTTAGAGACACGAAATGACCAGTTAAACGATGCTCTAGTTAGAAACAGTTTTGAGTTTGAAGACACAACTTTACCAGTAAAAACGACTGATCCAGTACAGCAAAATAGACACTATCAAAACCTTGATGCAGCGACCGAACAAATTTTAAAAGGTCAGCCCGTTAGTGTCCCGTCCAAAGTGCAGGGCGAACCACGTAAAAACACGGTTGATTTTGCAAATAGTTCATTACCTACTAATGCAAAACAAATCGCAATACGCGCAAAACAGGACGGAGTAGATCCTAGTGTTGCTCTGACTATTAGTCATATCGAAACTGGTGGGAAATTCAGTCACACAGCTCAACCGCCAATCGGAAAGGATGGTAAGCGTTTGTCTTCAGCGTATGGTCTTTTCCAGGTCTTAGATGACACATGGAAAAACTTAGGCGGTAAAGATAAAAACAGTGTTGATGAACAAATACGTATTGGCTTAAAGCATATTAAACAAGCCAATAGCTATATCCGTAAAAGCTTAGGCCGTGAACCTGTTGCACATGAACAATATTTAGGTCATTTGCTTGGACCAGGGGGCGCCGTAAAAGTTCTTGAAGCAGATCCAAAGCGGCCATTAATTGATGTAGTGCGTTCTTACGATTCAAAGAATGCCGATGCTATCGTTAAAAATAATGGTATGTCCGGCATGACAGTCGGCGAAGCTATTAATAAATGGCGTAATAAGTGGAACCAATTAAGCTCACGCTACGGTGGTGAATCTAGCACAGCTTATGGGATGGATGGTTCAAGCTACGACTTTGCTTATGAAGTAAAAGATTGGGCTGATTTAGTCTCGTCTAATGATCAGTTATACGGCGTAAATCCTCTTTACCCAAGTGAATTACAGCCACGTGACCGTACTCGAGAGGCTTCACGTCAACAAATTGAAAATATGGCTAATGACTTAAAGCCTGAGTTGCTAGGCGACTCTTATAAACTTTCTGATGGTGCACCAATTATTGGCCCCGATAATGTTGTTGAATCTGGTAACGGTCGTACTCTCGCAATCGGTAAAGCTTATGACAATGGCAAGGCAGATGCATACCGAGAGTTTGTACAAAACTGGGCTAATCAAAGAAACATGGATATATCAGGCTTAAATCAGCCTGTTCTAGTACGCACACGCCTTAGCGATGTAAACCGTGTAGATTTCTCACGTTTAGCAAATGAAAGCGATGTGGCGCAATTCAGCGCAACTGAGCGCGCTATGAGTGATGCAGATCGCTTGCCAGACTCATCATTGCTAAAAATTAATAGTGATGGCGCTATTAATATCGATAACTCAATGGATTATATCCGTAGTTTTGTAGATCAATTGCCACAAGCTGAGCGTGGATCGGTAATCACAAGTGATGGCCGTTTATCTCAAGAAGGCAAGCGTCGTATTGAATCAGCAATTGTTCAACGTGCTTATGGTGATTCAAATTTAGTTACTCGACTATCTGAAAACTTAGACGATGACAGTAAAAATGTACTAAATGCAATGCTCCGTGCAGCCCCACAATTGTCACAGCTTAATGATTTAGTGAAACAAGGTGGGCGCTTTGAAAACACTATTTCTCAAGACTTAGCTCAGGCAGCACAGAAGCTTTCAGACATTAAAGCCAATGGGCAAACCGTTCATGACTATCTAAATCAAGGCCAGCTTATAGACGATGGATTAAGTGATGGAGCAAGAAGATTTCTTGAGGTATTTGATAATAACCGCAAGAGCGCAAAGGCGATTAGTGAGGTCATTAACTCTGAGGTTCAGGCCGTTGAAAACATGGGAGACCCAAGACAAGGCTCGTTGTTTGGAGAAACACCAGAAGAGAAAGCCGCGCTTGATGTGATTTTCTCAAATCCAGATCAGCCGATTGCAGTGAACCGCATTAATTCACTTGGTGAGCCAGAAGAATTCACCATGACATTACGTGATTATCACGCTGAGCTTGAAGCAGAAATTAAACAATCAGAACAAGATATTTTAGCAGCACAAACCGCTCTTAACTGTGCTTTACAATTTGGCTAATGTATAATCAATTTGTGGCTAGGCTGATCACCGAAAAGCTGTTTAACCTGAACAGTTGCCACACCCCAATCAGGTAATGCAGAGGTGCATATGAATAAAATAATGGAAAAAGTATTCTTAGCAAAAGAAAATTATAGTAACAATTTCTCTGGTGAAGCAGACATTTTGTTTATAAGTCATAAACTTTATGTTGAAATTTTGGATACCCAAAAAGGTTACCTTCATATTTTTATTCATCATGATAGGACTTTAGTTGGTTGTGAATTAGTTGTGATTCATAGAGATGATTTTGAATTACTTGCATCTTCACATGATCAAATGAAACTAATTTCAGAGCGACATGTAGGAACTACAGACGATATTCAACTAATGAAGTTGCCAAATAGCTGGGAAACTAAGATGGATTATTCCAAACCTGACTCAGTACCACTTCATCCTGAATATATAACAATGCCTTTTTATCTATTAGAAAGTTATAGAAAACAATTCCAACCAAAGCCAGAAATAGGCCAAAGAATAAGAGAGCCAAAAATAGGTAGAAGGTTTAGAATGTAGATACACAACAAAACCCCACAAATTAAATGCTCAGATAGCTAAAACTATTTGGGCATTTTTTATGAAAGAACAATGCAAACAAGCGGTAGCTAAAGCACTTGGTAAGCAATCACTGTCAGCACAAGAAGCAACAGATATTGAAGCACGTATTAATGAAACTATGCGCAACATGGCGCGCAAGGATATTGATAAATGGCGCAATCTTTCCGAATCTGAAAAGCTAACTGAAGCATCTAAGCAAGTTGCGATCGACATACAAGAACAATTAAAACGAAAACATAAAATTGCTGCGCAAGACATCCTTAAACAATCCCAAAACATTGCAGCTTTGGACCATAGCAAACTATCGTCAATGGAAGTCATAGACCGCATGGTTGCAGCTCATGGTGATATGTCAGGCATTCAGTCAATTAACTCAAAAGCTCGTGGTATTGCGGCTATTTATCGCGGTGATCTGGTTGATTTTTACACCAACATTAAAGGCGGCTTGGGCATTTTTACCGATCAGGAACTAGTACAAAAAATTGTTCGTGAGCGCTTTGGTGAAAACACTGGCGATGCATTAGCTAAAAAGATCAGTGACAAGATGGGCGATGTCTTTGAAACCATGCGTGACCGATTTAACCGGAATGGTGGTGACATTGGAAAATTAGATAATTGGGGATTGCCACAAACTCATAACCTAGAAAAAATTGCTCAGGCTGGGAAAGAAGCGTGGGTAAACAAAGCGGAGTCACTCATCGATACACGGCAATATGTGCATGAGAACGGTGACTACTACTCTCAGCAAGAAATACGCTCATTGCTTGAATATACCTATGACACCCTATCCAGTGATGGCGCAAACAAAATTGAAATAGGCCGACAAGCTACAGGTAGCGGTACTTCAAAAGTAACTAACCGACACTCAGAAAGTCGTGTGTTGCATTTCAAAGATGCAGAATCATGGCTTGAATATCAGTCTGATTTTGGCGGAATGCAATTTGTAGATCTAGTCGAAGGTCATATTAATGGCTTATCGAAAGATATTGCCATGGTTGAGAACTTAGGTAGCAACCCAAAAACAGCCTTAAAAATCTTAATGGATGCAGCTGCAAAGAAAGATTGGGAACAAGGTATTGAAACGAATAAAACCAATAGCAGCCGCAAACGCGCACAAACAATGTTTGATGAGTTTAGCGGTGGCAACTCCCCACAATCTCAAGTATTGGCAAATCTTGGTCTTGCATATCGATCGATGAATGTAGCATCAATGCTTGGTGGTACTACTATTGCATCATTAGCCGACCAAGCAACTATTGCAAAAACTGCAAGCGTACATAACGTAGCTTACAGAAAGGCATTTGGGGGACTATTAGAGCAGCTTAATCCAGTGAATAAGGCAGACCGAGAACTAGCACATAGCTTAGGTCTGGCAACAGAAGAAATGTTAGGCTCTATTGCACGCTGGTCAGATGATGGACTTACATCAACATATGGGAAATCTGAAAAGTTAGCAAAAATTTCTAGTGGTGTTGCATCGCAAGTTATGAGGGTATCACTTCTAAATGCACTTACTGCGGCATCAAAAGTTGGCTTCACTAAGTTGCTTATGGAGAAGTACGGACGTTTAAGCCGCTCAAAAGCTTGGGGTGATTTAGACGTACAAGACCGTGAATTGCTCTCAAACACAGGCCTAGATGAAAGAGCTTGGCAAGTTTTCCAATTGGCTGAACCTGTTGTAGATCGCAAAGGTAATCAACTCATGTCAGCGCGTTCAATCTATGAAATTCCAGATGAAAAGTTAGCAGCATTTGGCGACCCTAAACAAGTTAAAGATCAAGTTGCATCACAGCTTCAAGCGCACTTACTTGATGAGCAGGGCATGGCAGTAATTGAAGCAGGACTTCGTGAGCGTACAAAGATGACAGTAGGGGCTAAAGGTACAATTACTGGTGAAGTGTTTAAGGGCTTAACTCAGTTTAAATCGTTCTCAGCTTCATTCCTTATGCGCCAAGGTAGCCGCATGGTTGCTCAGGAAGGTTTAAAAGGTAAAGCTGCATATGGTGTGCCTTTATTCGTCACTATGACGCTATTAGGTGGTTTAGTTGTACAGTTGCGTGAATTACTAAACGGCAATGATCCGCAAACGATTTATGATAGTAATGATCCAAAAAAGGCTGGAAGCTTCTTTATGCGCTCACTTGTTGCGGGCGGAGGTTTGCCTGTACTTGGTGACATTCTAGTTGCTGGTACCGACACATCTGGCCGTGATGCAAACTCTTTTGTTTCTGGCCCACTTGGTAGTGATTTTTCTGCGGCGCTTGGCTTAACCGTCGGCAACTTGACTCAGTACAACGAAGGAAGAGATACCAACTTAGGCAATGAAGCTTTTAAATTTGTGAAGAGTAAAATACCAGCTCAAAACCTGTGGTATACAAAAGCAGCAATTAACCGTATGGTATTTGACGAAATGCAAGACGCTGTTGCACCCGGCTATCGTGAAAAGGCTTTACGTAAAGCAGAACAAAAGCAAGACCGTGAACGGTTCTGGGGAGATGACATCAATGATATTAGAGCACCAAATTTTGAAAGGATTGTAAAATGATTAAAGTAACAAGTTCATTTATAGCCTGTCTCTTACTGGCATCATGTACTTCACTTCCTAGTGATTCAAGTGTTCAGTTACTTCAAAGCGATAGTACTTTAGTTAATGGATGTAAAAAGCTAGGTCCAATTAATACTGATACCCGTGGCAATCCATTTAACTTTTCCTCAAAAGCTGAGGCGGAATTTAAGCATATAGCAAAAGAAAGATACGGCGCTGATTCTGCAGTTGTCACTTATAGAAGTGACCTACTAGCCGGCAGAGTTGTTATGCAAGGCACAGCTTTAAAATGTTATTAAGTAAGACATAAACCACACAACAAACCTAAATCTAATCCCCCTTATAAGTTGTTTATATAGGGGGATTTTTTATGTCTAAAGAAAAGAAAGTAGGTCATTTAAAACCTGAAACTAAAGAGAAATTAGAACTTTGTTTAGAGATGGCAGCATCAAGTTCTGTTGATTTAATTACAGAGGCTTACGGTCAAGACATTTTTGATAAGCAAGGTCGTGGTGATCTTGTTTGGCTTTATAAAGGAGCTAAAGAAGCCCTCACATGCATGGAAAAACTTAAGCGTATTCTTAATGATGATGAGCTTTCCGTTGGTGATCCAAATGATAGAAAGATTACCCCTGAAATGCAGGCGGCTGAACTGCTGAAATCTGTAGCTGAAAAGCTAGAGGCACGAAAACAGCGTCCGAGCTAATTCATGATTAAGGTTAGTTTTGCCGCTTTCTATCTGGTTTATGCAGAGACACTAAACTGGGTTGTGCCCGATTTTCATTTAGACGTCTGTGATTTTCTAGAGGATTACGGCTCGCTCGGCTTATTGATGATGCCGCGTGGACATGGCAAATCTACCATTCTCGATATTTATAACGCTTGGCGTTTATATATTGAACCTAATCATTTAATTCTGCATCAAGGTGCAACAGATCCAGATGCCTACAAAGTTAGTCGCGGTACGGAGCAAGTCTTAGAGCGTCACCCTTTATGTCAGCTTTTCAATATTAAAAAAGAACGTGGCGAGACTCAAAAGTGGTGGGTCACTGGTTCTAATGATGTGCGTCATGGCTCAATTCATGCTCGTGGAATTATGTCTAACGTTACTGGTTCACGTGCTAATGAAATCCAAAATGATGATGTAGAAGTGCCGGGCAACATTGGCACACCTGAAGCTCGTGAAAAGCTGCGTTATCGATTAGGCGAACAAACATTTATTTTAATACCTGGTGGGCAAGAGCTGTATGTAGGAACTCCACACACACATGATTCTCTTTATTCAGAGATCATGCTTAACCCAGATGCCAAATGTCTTATTTTCCGCATGTTTGATAAAGAAAAAAGATTTGAGCAAATCATTCAGGCGGTTGTTGATTTTAAACCAGTCTATATTTTTAGTGGCATTGGCCGCAAATCAAAACTCTTAATTGAAGGCCAAGACTACCAAGTTGCTAAACAAGGTTCTGGGTACTTCATCACCTTTGATGAATCACATTCTCTAATTGATATTTATAGCGAAGCATTGTGGCCTGAGCGATTCACGCCTAAAGAAATGCAAAAGCGTCGCCGTAAGTGCAGAACGCTCAATGAATGGGATTCTCAGTATCAATTACATGCTAAGCCTGTGGGGGATGTACGATTGAGCCCAGACAAAATGATCCCTTATAACTGTGAACCAGTTCTTACACGTGCTAATGGCGTATGGCGAATGACCTTAGGCGAACGTCAAATCGTTGGTATTACTTGTTCATGGGACCCAAGCTCAGGCAAAACTAAGTCTGATGTTTCTGCCGTTGAGTTAGTGTTGCATGACGATCTAGGTAATAAATATTGGCACCGATCAATTGAACTAACTGGTGAAGTCGTTAAGACGGATGAGCAGGGTAATATCATTGGTGGTCAAGTTTGGCAGCTATGTGACCTTATCGAAGAATTCAACATTCCAAAAATCACTATTGAGACAAACGGAATCGGAAACTTTGCACCTGCTTCATTAAAAGGCGCCCTAAAGAAACGCCGTATTCGTTGCGGTATAACAGAACAGCATTCAACACAGTCTAAAAATAAACGCATTCTTGAGGGCTTAGAAGGACCTTTAGTGTCAGGAATGTTATGGGTTCATGTATCGGTAATTGATACAGAAGATGGTGAAAATACATCTAAACAATATAAGCAAATGCAGCAATTCAACCCGGCACTTTCCGATCAAGAAGATGATCATCTTGATTCACTTGCACGTGCTGTCACTGACTCACCTGAGCGAGTCGGAAAATTACACAGAACACTAGAAGCTAATGAGCGGCCTAATTGGAGAACAAATGGTGGAGTCGTAGAAGCCACCTTAGATTTTAACGATTAGGGGTAGGCGCTATGGCAGTACCAGAACAAACGCCATATAAAGAATTTACGGCAAATGGAATAACTACAGTTTTTCCATTGGACTTTGACGTTCTTGAGCAAGATCATTTAATTGTACTTGTAAATGATCTAGAGCCTATTCTTGGGTCTTGGCATCTTGATTCCGCAAATGATTCTGTAGTTTTTAATAAGGCACCTGTATCGGGTGCTAAAATTAAAATTCGCCGAGACACACCAATGTCTCGTTCTTCAGACTATAAAACTTATAATAATTCACTAAGACCTGAACCAGTTAATTTTGACTTTGATAATATTTGGCGAAAACTCCAAGAGATGGGTGTTCTCAACTGGATGATCGACAATAATATTAAAGATTTGAATGAATATGTAGATAGCTTGAATGATGAAACTAAAGCTATTTTCCTTCAAATGATCCAAGAGCAAGGTACATCTTTAGAACAGTTAGATTCTTATGTTGATCAACTTTATCAAAATTTAGCAAATGTAGCAGTGGATAGAGGTTGGTTTGCTGAATTTGTTGCGGATGGGATTGAAAATCAAAAACAGATTAACGATAAAAATATTCAAGAAGTTCAAGATGTATCCGCATTACGTCAGTTAATCGTACGCAAAGATGGGCAACTTGTTCGTACAAACTTTCATACAAAAGAAGGTTTCGGCGGTGGTATCTATCGTTTTGAATTACTTTCAAGCAAAGCTGACAATAATGGTACATACATTGCCTCAACTGCCACAGCTGGTACATGGGTACTACAAGACAATTTGAAGTTTGAGCATTTTGGTGTAACTGATGATGACATTGATCAGTCAACAAAAGTGCAAAAATGCATAGATTATGCATTAGCAAACTCTATTACTTGTTACGGTTTTGAGAAAGCATTCAAATGTCGTATTGATAATACGCTAGTTTTTAATGCTGTTCCAAATCCTCTAGATTGGGGGATGCCTGCTGATCGCACCGAAGTGACGATGAACGGTGCTAGTTTTGTATCGACAGTAAATAATTTAACATACATTCGCATTTTACGTGATCGTGTTGAATTCAAAGATACTTTAGCGATAGACGGCAAAGGATCAACTAGTCAGATCGGCATAGCATTAGGTTATGAAAAAACCGATGATCCGATGGATACTTCTTTGCGTCGATCTGCGTGTTTCATGGTTTTAAATGGATATTTCCCGGCAAATATCGATATCGGTATCAAATCGAATATACCGCGCTCAATTAATGGTTCTGCATACGGCATGTACAATCATAAGGTATTTAATTTCGATGCTCGTCATGTGAATATCGGCTGGTACGCAGATAAAGGATTTGCTGACGATCCTGTTACCAACAAACTAACTCGTACACGTGTGTTTGGTTTCGGTCACATTGACGGCTCATGTTCTTTCTATATGCTAGCTTGTGAGTCATTCAAGTGTTACGGCTATAGTGGCGAACACTTGAAACGTGACGATGCTCGTTTACCCAATGGTAAAGCAGTTGGATGGTATTCACCTGAAAAATCAAATCCAATTGACACTTATCAAAACTCTTATAACTATATCAGCGGTTTCATTGAACAATCATATCGAGAGTATATTAACGAATCCCCGTTTTTCACGTGGGATGTTCAGAGTTGGTTTACTGAAACTTCAAGTGATGTAGCTAAGCAAGGCGTTGCCGAACTTTCGCTTTCAAAAATGGGAATTGGCTCAAATGGTACATTCATTGAAAATAAATCTGTTAAAGATTTTCACTTTAAAAATGGCGGGTTTAGAACCGCAGTTGTGACAATTACATCAAATTCAGCAGCAAACGCATCATTACCCGATTTTTACAAAAATAAGGACTTCTACGGGAATGTGCAATGGTTGCCGATGGCAAACGATTTTGAAGATACTGGTTTACTTATATTAACTGATTTTTTCTATTCAGATGGTGGATTTAGACAGTTTGTTTCACAGTACAGGAATGGCGCATGGTCACCTTGGGGTGATTTATCTTACAAGTATGGTATCGGTAATAACGATATCTCTATCATAAATAAATCTTTAGATACTTTTAAGTTTGTCAGTGGTGGTGTTCGTTTTGCTCAAGTGACAATTACTGGAGAAGATGAAGTTTCTGGTCGTTCATGTCCGAATGGCAGTTATTTTTACGGAGCTATTCAATGGATACAGACAAATGAAATCGAAGGTAAGCAGATCGCTTATAGTACAGCACCCGGTTCGAATAGTAGTCGATCATATGTGAATGGCGCATGGACGAACTGGGTTGATCTTTAATACCCAACAAACCATTACGAGCCCTAGCTTTTAATAAGTTAGGGCTTTTTTATTGCCAATAATTTTAGAGGTTCACATGCAAGAAAATGCAATACCATGGGTTTTAAAAATATTTCCAGCAGTTATAGGGGCAATTCTTGCACTTGTTTTAAGTGGAGATATTGATAAAGAAGGGAAAATCAAAGTTTCAATGGGGGTTGTTACTAAATTCGCGTGTAGCGTGACAGTAAGCCTATATGGGGGTTCAGCATTCATAGAGCATTTTGAATATCTTGATCACTCAACAATGTTTCAAGGTTTCATTATGTTGATATTTGCGGTATTTGGCTTACTAGTAATTGGCATCATTTATCAGTCAATTGCATTACTCAAAGGAAAAAGCATGTCTGAAGTAATTGCAGAAGTAAAAGCAGCATTTGTTTCTATTATTGGTGGCAAAGGTGGTAACTAATGAACATTGATCAATATCTTGATGAGTTAATTAAGCGCGAAGGTGGTTATGTAAATAACCCTGCTGATCGTGGTGGTGCTACAAAATATGGGATCACTGAAGCAGTTGCGCGTGTAAATGGTTGGAAAGGTCCAATGCGTGATTTACCTTTGGATTTGGCAAAGCAAATTTATAAACAGCAATATTGGATTAATCCGCGTTTTGACCAGGTTAATACCTTATCTCCTTTAATTGCTGAAGAGTTGCTTGATACTGGTGTTAACTGTGGAGTAGCTTTCGCAAAGCCTTTATTACAACGTGCATTGAATCTATTGAATAACCAAGGTAAAGGCGGTTGGCCTGATTTAGCCATTGATGGTATTTATGGGTCAGCTACGTTAGGGGCATTAAAAATTTTCCTTGCTAAACGTGGTAAAAACGGTGAGAAAGTGATGCTTAAAGTTCTGAACATTATGCAAGGGCAACGTTATATTGAAATTTGCGAACGCAATCCCACGCAAGAGCAATTCTTCTATGGTTGGATTAGCAACCGGATCGCATAAAGTGTTTTTGTGTAAGAGAACCAAGCTAGCAACTTTTATCACTCTATTGTGTATTCTGTTTTCAGGATGCACAGCGCATTCAATCAATAACAATATTCAAGTATCATTATGCGTAAAGGCACTTTGAGTTTATAAAATGGCGCAAGTAATGATTATGGTTATGGAGGCAGGCAAGGCTGAGCACACATGCAACTTGCTTGCTGACATAAACAAAAACGGTGAAGTAACCAAGCTCTATGATTATAACGGCAATGAATTAAAAATTAATTTCTTGCGTGATGAGGTCTATTATAAAAAAACTTGGTGGCAATTTACCAAGAAACAAGATATTTAAAATAAAGCCCCTAAGTAGGGGCTTCTTATTATGCAGCGTTTAGCATTTTTGCAATTTCGGATGCGGTCGGATTGTAGTAAGTATTTACCAGTACACTAATAGTTTTGTGCCCCGTAATTTTAGCAAGAATCTCAACAGGCAAACGATAGTCATGAACAAAGCGTGTGATTGCTTCATGTCTTGAATCATGGAAAGTAATCACACCATCTAAACCAACACGGCGCAAATTGCGCTGCCAAATAAGTCTAAATGCGTTTGATGTTAAGGGCACCATACGACTATCGTTTGGATCATCTGGCAACCAAGAAAGCATTTCTTTTGCTTTAGCTGTTAGAGGTACGTCACGGGACGAGCCATTTTTGGTGTCTAATAATCGGATAAAGTCGGTAAAGATTAGTGACTTTTGTACGCTTAGAATTTCGCCTTTGCGCATTGCGGTTTCAAGTGCGAACAGAAACGACCATGCTACACGGTGTCTCGGCTGTGTTGGAGTTTTACCCCATTCATAATCCAAGCCTTTAATTACTTTATTAATGTGGTCATCGCTAATACGTTGGTGTCTTGGCGGTGGTGCTGAAGGTTTTGTAATTTCTTTGAATGGATTTTCTTTAGTTAAAAATAGTTCTTTTCTTGCAAAGTCAAAAACTGAACTATACATAGCCATTTCTCGAATGACTGTTGCACCTTTAACTTGTTTTAGGCGCTTATCACGCCATTGCTTGACTAGGGCAGGAGTTAGGTTGTGTATAGATTCATCTGCAAGTTCGCCCCAATTTTTCTTTAAGCATTTAAGCATTTGCACAATTAAACGGGCGCTTTTCATTTTGCGACCTTCATCTTGATAATACTTATCAAAAAGGGCTTGAAAAGAAATATGGATTTTTTCAGGTTCTGATGTTGGTTGTTCAGACTGTAATTCTAATAGTTTGGTTGCTGCCCACTGTTCACACTCACTTGCTGTGTCACGAGTGGCAGCGTAGCGCTTGCCCTTAAAACGAACTTCAATACGCCAAGCGTTGCCGCGACGGGTCGGTTTCTGCATTTTTAACACTCCAAATTTCATGGTGGCGCACTGCCGACAAAAAATGAAGATGTACAAATGACACCCACTTTTCTGGCGGCGGCACGGAAATATAAAGCGTTTTTTAATGTGAAATATGGATATTTTGAATATCCATAGCTGACCTATCGACAATAAAAAACAAGCCAAAAGGTTACTGGAACCTTTCAGCTTATTGATTTTTAACAACAAATTTTGGAGCGGGAAACGAGACTCGAACTCGCGACCCCAACCTTGGCAAGGTTATGCTCTACCAACTGAGCTATTCCCGCAATGTGAGCACATTATAGAGTGTTTCATTAAACTGTCAACACTCTTGTGATCTAATTGAACGTTTAATCAGCACGACGCCAAACTGTACCTTGACGGGTGTCTTCGAGAACTACACCTTGCTCAAGTAAAGACTGACGAATAGCATCTGCCTTCGCAAAGTCTTTAGCTTTTTTAGCATCAACACGTTGTTGAATAAAATCTTCAATTTCAGCATCAGACAATGCAAGCGCTTCTTGTCCAATATCTGATTTTAAGAAATCATCTACATTGTGTTGTACCAAACCTAAAATGTTGGTGAGGTAACGTAATGTCGAATAAAGCACAGTCGCTTGGTCAGCTTGCTCTTCTTTTACAGCACGGTTTAACTCTTTGTTGAGTTCAAACAATACAGCCATTGCTTCGGCAGTGTTGAAATCGTCACACATGGCGTTGTTAAAACGTTCAATAAAGCCTTGATCAAGCGTTTCAGTTGTCGTTTGACCATATACTTGTTGATAAGCTTTAAATGAATGGTAGAAACGAGTTAAAGAAGTTTTTGCTTCTTTAAGCGCTACATCAGAGAAGTTCACTGGGCTACGGTAGTGTGAAGACACAATAAAATAGCGGATCACTTCAGGGTGGAACTTCTCCATCACGTCACGAATCGTAAAGAAGTTGCCTAAAGACTTAGACATCTTTTCGCCATCAACGTTAATAAAGCCAACATGCATCCAGTAATTCACATACTGCTCACCAGTTGAGGCTTCACTTTGTGCAATTTCATTTTCATGGTGTGGGAACATTAAATCTGAACCACCACCATGAATGTCAAAGTGGTTACCTAGGCAGCAAGTTGACATTGCAGAACATTCGATGTGCCAACCCGGACGGCCATTACCCCAAGGGGATGCCCAAGACGGTTCATTTTCTTTGGCACGTTTCCAAAGCACAAAGTCAAAAGGATGTTTCTTTTCAACTTCTACATCGACACGCTCACTCGCGCCAGCTTGCATGTCATCAAGCTTACGACCAGAGAGGCGACCATACTTTTCAAATTTGGTGACTTCAAAATAAACATCGCCGTTTGAAGCAGGGTAAGCAGCGCCTTTATTGACCAGATTGCCAATCATGTTTTGCATCTGGTCGATATATTCAGTCGCTTTCGGTGCTTCATCTGGCGCTAAACAGCCTAAGTTCGCTGCATCTTCATTCATAGCGTCGATGAAACGAGTGGTGAGCTGTTGAATCGTTTCACCATTTTCATTCGCACGTTTGATGATTTTGTCGTCAATGTCGGTAATGTTGCGAATGTAGCGAACTTTCCAGCCTTGACTACGCAAGAAACGGATAATGTAGTCAAATGCAACCATAACTCGAGCATGCCCGATATGACAGTAGTCGTAAACGGTCATACCGCAGACGTACATATCGATGTGACCTTCTTTGCGAGGTACAAATTCAACTTTTTTTCGTTGCTCAGAGTTATATAAAACAAACGGTTGCAT